CAAGATAGTTTCCTTACATACGCGCTCAACGACGCCACTAAGCGAAGGGTCGTTGACCGAGCTCGGGGAATACTCCACCGTGCTGCGTTCGTACCAGGATCGGCAGCGCTGGGCTTTAGCGAAGTGGAAGGAGCATTCACAGACCCAGTGAAACGACGACGGATTTTTGACTTGGCGTTGTTGTCTGTAGACAAAGAGTCGTCTGTAGGTGATTGCCAATTAAAACTCAATGGCGCTACTTATGGAGTGGCATTGGGTTGGAATGGAATCTCTTACGATGCTCATAAAGTGGATATGTTCTACGCCATGGTAAGTAGCAGGATGGATCAGCTCATGAAAACTGAGCCCGTTTATGAATCTGATGATATACGAGTGTTCATTAAACCTGAGCCACATAAACCTGCGAAGATTGCTGAAGGGCGTTTGCGAATCATATCTTCTATATCAGCTATAGACACAATGATAGACCGTATGATTTACCAGGATTTTGCTGATGCTATACTGAGCTCATATGACACCACGCCAATTATGGTTGGATGGTCGCCTATGCACTCTGGATGCTCGTTGTTGAAGATGAAGCTTGGGACAGGTCCTTATCTCAACATAGATAAGTCTTCTTGGGATTGGACCGTACCACCTTGGCTTTTGTGGTTGGCACATCATCTGATCACTGAACTGGCTGTTATGCCTCCACGTGGTTGGCTGAATCTTCATCTTTCGAGAAGTGGTGCGTTGTTTGGCAGGCCCAGTTTTAGGTTGTCTGATGGGTCTTTGTATAAACAGCCTGTTCCTGGGATAGTTAAGTCCGGCATGTATTTGACCATTCTAATGAATTCGCTTTGTCAGTTGTTGTTGCATCTTGTTCTGGAAGACCTGTTGGACATTAGAACTCGCCTGCCCATTTTTATGGGAGACGATTCTTCTCAGGTGGTCTTTCCGGAACAAGAGGCATACTGCACGCTAATGTATCGGCTTGGTTTTAGAGTTAAATCTCAAATATCTGAGCGCATTGAATTTGCAGGAGTGGAGGTCATGTCCTGGGGGCGTTTCAA